TCAGGCCGTCTGCTGGACGGTCTTTTCGAGTACGGTCTTGACGACGAATACTGCGCCCTCCATGACGAGCGGCAGGACGATGCCGTCGCGGATTTTGCACCAGCCCGTCTCCGTCTTCGCCTGTTCGCGTGTCGTCGCCGTGAAACTGTCAACAGCGTTCCCTATCGTCGGCAGGACTTCAGCGAGGATGGCCGCCGTCACCTGCTGCTTCACCTGCTCCGTCACGTCCTGCACGTTCAGCGCGTCCACAATCGCGTCGCGCGTCTCTGTCCATTTGCTCATGATACATCATCCTTTCGATTGTCTCTCTGTGAAAAATATCATACGCATACCACAGTGTCATGCCGTGACGGCAGTTGAGCACGGTCCGATGAAGCTCCGCGTCGTAACGCACGACGATCGCGCGCCCGCCCCACGTCACGTGCAAGAGCTCGTCCCCTTGCGTCACCGCCGCCCGCCACGGCCGCAGATGCGTCAAAAACCATTCGAAGCCGTACACCTGCCCGAGCTCGACGAGCCCCGGCCACCCTGCACGGTCGCGCTTATCCTGCGCTTGTTCCTGCTTTTTCTTCCGGCTTGCCATCGCGGCAGCCCCTCTCGTATGTCGTTCTGTTCGTCAATGTGGCGCGTTCGCCCGATACCAGTTGGCCTTTCCACGCAAGACGTCGCCGCCGCGCGTGCCGTCCGTCGCCCATGGGTTGTAAGACGGGCTTTCGTCCGTGCCAAGGTATTCGAGGTCCCATCGTTCGACCGAGCCCTTCGGGCCGTATTGGTAGTGTGGCGCGATGCCGTCTTCGTTGTCGGCGGCCTCGCCGTGCGTCAGCACATGGTTCTTGTCAATCGTCAGCCACAGCCCGTCCGCGACTTTCCAGACGGCCTGCGCCATGGACTCGATCTGCTGCGCGGTCGGCGGCTCGTCGCTGAGGTCGTTCGTCGTCGCGCCGTACGCGCAGCAGAGCGAGATGCCGACCGCGCCGCTGTTGCGCTTCCATGTGTGCGGGAGCACTTCCGCGAGGTCGTCCGTCGCGACGTAGAGTTTGCCGTCCGCCGTGATGTTCACATGGTAGTCGTCGAATTTTTGGAAATAGTGTCCGGCGCTCCAATGGAGGTAAATCTTCGGATCGCGTGCATAGCCTTTCGCCGTGTCCCAGATGTCCTCCCGTGCCGCGTCCGCGAGCGTGTAGAGCTCGTCGAGTGTTACCTGTCTCATGATACCTACGCTCCTTTCGTTGCTGCCGTGACTGGCGGCGCTTTCGTTTCTGTCGTTTGTGGTGCAGCGCGGTCGACGATGCTCCTGCCGAGGTATCCCGTCAGCCCCGCCGCGATATTTGTCTGCAGCGTCGTGTCCCCGCCGAGCACGATGGAGAGTACCAGCGCGACGACGAGGCCGGCCGCGACGATGATGTCCGGCGTGAGTTTCATTTGTCGTCACCTCCGAAAAGTATCAAGCATTGCACGAAAAGCATGAGCACGAAAAGCGTCGCCGCGACTTCGAAGCTCATGCGTCGTCTCCTCCGAGCACGTACGCGGGCTTCGTGCCGAGGCTGTCGATGCGCTTGTGCGCGGCCTTCACATCGTGCTCGCACAGCATCAAGCGATTGTAGAGCTCCTCGCGCCGCTCGTGCTCCGTCTTGATGTCGGAGCGCATGTCGTCGATACACCGTCGCAATTCTTCGATGCTTACGTTGAGTGGCTTTAGCACGACGTAGCGGAAAATGCCGAAGAAGAACGACAGGATCACAACGGCTTCCGCGCCGTTCGTCAACATCTCACTCATGGCGCCACCTTCTTTCTTGCGTCACTTGGTTTCGAGCTCCGCTTGCAATTTGTTGATCTCGTCGCGCACGGCCTTCCGCTTGGCAATGAGATCGTCCGTGTCGTACGGGTCTGCTTCGCCCTTGAGACGGGCTTCGTACGTCTTCATGACTTTGTAGTCGCCGACGCTGGAGTCGAAAGACTGCAACGTCCATTTGAGGTCGATGATGCGCTGCTGCTTCTTCTGCCACGCTTCTGCTGCTGTCTGTTTTTTATCCATGGTTCATTCCTCCTAGTAGGTCTTTGAAAAGTTTGTCTGTCTTCAAGATGATTCCGTGCGCGTCATACCGCTTCTTGTCCCCGCGCCATCCTTTGTACTGCTCTATGAATTGCTCCCGCGTCATCTCGCCTTGGCGGACGAGTTCCGCAAGATGCTTGAGCTTTCGCCGCTCTCTTGTCACGACGTCGCGCGGTATGCCTCGGATAATCTTTCCCGTTTCCGTCAGCCTGTATCTCGTATTCAGGAACCGAATGCCGCGCGCGAGCTTTGCGATCTGCGTCTTCTTCGGATGCAGGAAAAGCCCGAGCGCTTGCGCTTGTTCGTCGATGCCGCCCAAGAGGTCAATGAGGAAGTCTTTGCTTTCATGAACCGCTATCCGGTCGTCCATGTACGCATCGTAGCAATGCACGCGCCGGACGGTCTTGACGTAGGTATCTATCCTTGTCGGAAAGAAGATGCCGGCGATTTGCGCGAACGGCGAACCGATGCCGATGGAACGATGAAGCACTTTCGTTCCTGCCGTCCCCTGCGGCATTTCGAGCGAATTGTACGGGATGCCCTTCCACTCTTCGAGCGTATACGGGCTGTCCGATACGTCCACCACATTCGCCGCAAGGATATGACGGATAACGGCTTGCAGGGATTTGTCGGGAATCTTGTCCGCGATGGCCGCAAGCAGTTTCTCGTGGTCGATGTTGTCAAAGTACTTTCGAAAGTCGATTTTGAGCACATAACCATTCGTCCCGTGCCTGCGGTAATGCCATCGAAGATGTTCCTCGAACCGCTTGCGAGTGAACGAGATGCCCTTGCCTTTGAGGCTCGCGCCGTTGTCGTGCATCATGTACCGTTGCAGGACGGGAACGAGGACGCATTCGACAAGCGCGTGTTGCGCGAGCATATCACGCGCCAACAGTGCCTTGACCAAGCGAAGGTGTCCGCGTTCGCACAAGCGGAACATCGTTTCTTCACCCTGCCGGTACGTGCCGTTCTTGAGTTCGTCTTCGATGGCGTATATCGTCGGCAAGATTGGCTGCATGAGTGCTTGCGTCGAATACTTCCATCCGCTCGTCTTGTCCATGCGGTGCATGGCTTCCAAGAGCGCGTCCGCATTCGCCGCGAAGTCGATATACGCGATACGAATCACCTTTTTTCTCTGGAATGCCGCGCGGATAGCATCCATGCCCGTAGGCAGATGCGTCACGGCATGATTTTACCGATTCGGAAGGAAGCCGTCCCATTCCCTGCTATGCCCTCCTGCGTATAGCATCCCGAGGGTTGTTGAGAAGCGGGCGGATGCCGCTGTTTGCGTCGCGATAGGACGCGCCGCCGTAGGACGCGTTCCCGTTGTTGTTGGCATTGGCGAACATCGCAGACGAAACCACCGCTATTGGCCGGTTCCCTATTCAAAACGCTTTAAGCAAGCGACTTGAATCGTTTATTGTCGCTCTTGCGCCACCCTTTGATGAGCGCCCGTTCTTTCTCGATCAATTCCACTTGCGTGCGGAACTTGTCTGCGTCCACGGGCAGAACATCAACAGCAAGCGTGAGCGTCGAAAGGATGCCGTCGAGCGCCCCGATGGCTCTGTCTTGGAGGACGCGGCGCTCTTCGTATTCGGCGTGCATCTGCGGCCAAATCGCCATCGCGGCCTCCAGGGCGCACATGAATTTGTTCAGTTCCTCGCAGACCGTTGCACGGATATGCACGATCACCCACTCCGGCCAATACGTGTTGATTTTGCGGATGTGGTACTTCTCCAGCACCGCCATGAGCAAATCCGCGTCCTGCGGCTCCATGCCCTTCGTGAAACTCTTGACGTCGCGCACTTTGTCTTTCGTGCCGAAGTCGCGCATCATGAGGAAATACAAGGATTTTCGGAGCTTCAACGCCGTGTGGTAAAACTCCAGCTTCGATACGCTGCGGTTTCTTGCGAGAACAGCCAAATTTCATTCATCCTTTCCATGTATATGAGTTGCTGCCTAGACCTTGCCGCGCCACAGGGGCGCGGCGGACGGGTCAAAGGAGCAGGAAATACGGGCGGAAGCCGCTGCGCGCGTCGCGATAGGACGCGCCGCCGCAGGACGCGCCCCCGGTGTTGCCGGCAACGGCGAACACCGCAGACGAAACCACCGCACGGAGCCAATACCACTTGTAATCCGCACGGTTGCCGCGATAGCCCGCAATCGTCGTGCTGTGGTCGAGCCTGAAGAGCGCTATCTGCTTCTTCGCGTTGCCGACATCATGGCCGGACGAACTGAAGACCGTGCCGCCGTAGACCATGGGCTCGGTCATGAGGTTCGCTGTCACGTTTGCCCATTCCCAGTTATTCGTGCTACCTGTCCAGCCGACGCCTGCCGCGCTTGGAGCAGCCGCGCTGATACCTTTCGTCAAGATTTCTTGATGAGTAAGGACGTGCGCCGCATCGAAAGCCGCCTGAATCGCCGCCGTGTAAATCGGGAGCGTCGTCTTCCACATCTCCGAGCCGAGATAGCCGCCCTCCGTCGTATCCGTCGCGTTCATACGGATGTTCACGTCGAGCACATCATCCGGCACCATGAGGACATGATGACTTTGAGTACTGGCAGAACGATAGAAGTAATCGAGCTCACCGACGCGCCAGCGGACTGTGCCGATGGATGTGCCGTTGACGGTCATCGCCTTGTCGATGTAGTCTCCGACGAAAATATCGTCGAACGTCCCCGCCGCGATAGCCTTGCTCATTTCCCCGCTGTTGAAATACGACGTCAAATCTTTACCACGGTACACCGCGTTGTGTGCGCCGGCATTGTTCGCGACGATTTGCAGCTGTTCCGTCGTGCCATCCACGCGCGTGAGCGTGACGAGGCCGCCGTCCGATTCGATGGCGGTGATCATGCCCTCGATTTCTTCGACCTTCCATATTGCCGTGCCGTCCGTGATACTGTCACCGGCTTTCGCGCCGGACGGGATTGCCAGTTCGTCCGCGCTCGTCGTCCCCGCCGTGACGCAGGCGAGGCGGTACTTCGCTCCAGCGCCTTTGACGTAGACCACGTCTCCGACGGCATACGCCGTGCTGGGCTGGCGGAAGATGCTACCGAGGAGGCTTGCGTGGGCCGTGAGGCTGTTGTCGTGCGCGGTTCTGCCGAGGTCGAGCGTCGTTTCTTCTTCGCCTGCGTAGGTGATGAGCATCGTGTCGCCGTCCTTGACGGTCAGCGTCTTGCCGCTGCCGACGACGCCTTTATCTTCGTTCGTGATCGTATTTGTCGCCGCGCGATAGACGAAGGTCTGCCCGTCCGTCATATGGTCGATGGCGACGTTCACGCCTGCGAGCTTACCCGCGTTGCCCGTGATGTCGAAGTCCAAGACGCCGTTCGCGTTCGTGCGCGCGACTTTTCCGGCCGTGCCGCCGGTCGTCGTGGTCTCGTCCTGCTTGACGAGCGTGGCCAGCATGTCCGCGTAGCCGGTGAGCTTCGTGATGTCAAGCGTGAGGAACGTCTGCCATTTGTCTTCCGTGTAGAGGAGCACGGTCTCTTTGTCCGTGCACCAGTAGAAATCGCCCTCCGTCGCCGTCGCGGGAACGTCCGCCGACGTGCCGCCTTTGAACGCGCCGAGCTTGCCCGTGTTTGCGACCGCGCCCACGTCTGCTGGCGTAAGTCCCAAGTGACTTGCGATTTTGCCGAGCAGCACCCACGATTCATTGGCCGAATCGCGAATGTAGAGTTTTTCATCCTCCACTTTCAGCTGCCCTGGCTGCGGCTCGACGGTCTCTGGGCCGGTCGTCTTGTGCTCGCGAATGTCGTTGAGGAACTGGAAAATTCGCAAGAGCGCCTGATTGTATTTCATGCCGAATGCATCGAGCGTGTCGCCGTTGATGCGGTACGCCAAAAGATTCTGCGGCTCATATCTTGCCATACATTACACCTCCGCTATATCCATGGAAATCTGATTGAAGACCATGCTTCCCCCGCGCCCGCTCGCCACCACGCGAATCGCCTGCTCGCGATCAACGCAGCGCGTCTCCGTGCGGTACATCAGCGCGGGAAACACGTAAATGGGACTGCCGTACACGGGCTCGTCGTTGTCGTAGACGGGAACGCCATGCGTCATGGGCTTGCGCGCTTTTTCAAAGACCTTGCGCTTGCTTCCGTACACCGTCGTATAGTCGTGATACACGTACGTGCGCCCCATCGGAATTGGCCCCTCTAGCACGACGTTGCCCGCACGGAACCACGACGGCGCATAGTTCAGATAGTACGGCGTCACGTCGACGCGTAAGCGCTTGATGAGGTACGCATTGTTCGAGACCAGCGTCTTTCCCTGGAACTTCCAACGCAGCGGCTGCCCTTCGTCCATCATTTCCGCGCCGTTCAAAATGTAAACGCCGTGGTTCTTGCACACATAGACATCGTTCCCGACATTCACGGCATCCATCGCCGGCGACGTGAACGCACGCTCGAAGAAGCCGCTCGTGTTGAGATCGAGGAAAAGAAAGACGTTCGCGCCTGTGAGAAACCACACCTGATTGAGTGCAGGCAAATACCGCACGCGCGTCGCGCCCAGCGCCGTGATGTTCCCGACGACCTTCGCGCTGATCTCCTGCGCCTGCATATCGCCGTACGCGTCCGTCGTGGAAATGGCCTGCACCTGCGTGCGGCCGAGGCAGAGCGACGCATTCGCCAAAGCGACGCAATCATTGTAGTCCTTGCAATCAATGGAACGTCCGATTTCTGCAAGCTGCCAATTCGGAAAGTCACCGGCCAAATGGTAGGCGTAGTGATTCGACTTGAAAATCAGCACGTCACTCGAAAGCGAGCAGACGCCCGTGATAATCCCGCCGTCCTTGTAGCCAATCTGCAACCATTGCGCCGAGCTGTCGTCGTTCGTGTCCGTCGTCCAGCTCGTCGCGTCGCCGACCGCCGACGTATGCAACTCGTCTCCGTAGTACGTCCACACGCGCCCCTGCTTGATGAAGACGCCCATGCACTTTTCTGGCGAGCCGTCGAGCGTCGTCAGCGCCGCGCCGTCGTAGTATTGCAGCTTGCCGCCAGACGCAATCACGATACCTTTATCCCATGACGCATACGCCACATCCGAATTGCCCGTGAGCGTGCCGAGCTCCACAAGCTCCGGCTTTTCCGTGCGCTTCACCGCGTACACCTTTTTATCCGCGTCCGTCAAGAGGAACGTGTCGTTGATGCGGTCATACATGAGCACGTCGAATGCTTTGCTTTCGTCGCGGAAATACTCGTCTGTCCCCGCGACGGTCTTGAGCTGCCCTTTGTAAATCTCCACGTTCACCGACTGCGTGAGCTCGTTCATGGCGATTGTCTCCGGCGCATCCGTCGTATTGAGGCCGCCGGAAAAATCCGAATACGCGACCGTCTGCACGTTCGCGTGCTTGTTGGAAAGCCTCATGTTGTCAGCCTCCCGCGTCCGTAGTCACGCTGCGGGGTTTTCGGCGCATCCCAGTAGCCGCCCGCCTGCACGCCCGGCGGCGTGAGCATCTGGAGCGTCCGCTCGATCTGCGTGGCCATCTGCCCCATGACACTCGTCTCCTGCGTCATGTCGAACTCGTCCGTCATGCTCGCACGCAGGCACGCATACTCGTAGAGGAAATCGTCGAGCTCCGTCGGAAGCGGCGACACGTCGTCCATCGTGAGCTCCGCGAAATCCTTGATGCCCATGACTTCGTACGTCGTATCAACTTCCGGCACCGGCCACACGCCGAGCTTCGAGAAGCCGAGCAGGTAATAATGCGACGGCGTTCCCGTCTCGCCAACGTCCGCAATCTCGCGCCGCTGGCAAGGCGCAAGCAATCGCCCGCCTGCGCGCACCTCCGTCACATGCGCGAGCCGCACCGCCGTCTCCACCTCCGCCCCATCACTCGATGCCGTCATCTCCGTCAAAGCGACCGTTGCCGTCCCTGCGGGAAGGTCACCCGTGAGCACCGTATCAACGAGCAAATCCGCGTTGATGTCGAACACCATGCGCCGGATGAACCGCACGCCGTCGTTCAGGAACTTCACGAGCGTATCGTCCGTGTAGCCCGTCTCCTGCTCATCGTGCGTCGTCGCACGGATGCGATCTATCATGTCGGTGAATTTCAGCATCTTCTCCTCACCACCTTTTCACGAAAAAGGAGCGAGGCACACGCCCCGCTCCCGAAACACCTATTGTCAATCGTCCACAGAGGACGTGAGCACGTTGATGCAGCCGAAATCCGTGAGGTTCGTGCCGTCATACTTGAACTGCGACTTCGCGATACCGAAGATGCGGCCGAACTCAAAGCCGACCTGGTTCTTGTAGTCGAACGTGTCCTCATTCCACTCCGGCTCTGCGCCGACGGCCATGACGGCCGCCTGTGCGCCGAGGAACAGCGCGTGGCCGACCTTGCAAGAGCTCGCGCCCGTCTCCGTGCGCGGGATGCGGTTGCACTGATGCACGACGACACCGTTGTACATGCCGAGCGCGCCCGTGAAAATCGGGTTCTTCTCGCCGCGAATGTTCGCGTGCTCCTGCGCTTCCATCCACTTCTCATCGTTCATGAGGTCGCGCGCCTGCCACTGGTCGATGACCATGACGTACGTGTCCACGCCATCGATGCGGACTGGCTTTACCATCGTGTTCTCGTCCTCCATCGCCATGCGCTTTGCCTTGCCGATGATGTCCGTCGTGAACTTGTCTGCCGCCGCGAGCGTCGCCTCCGACGTGGCCGAGCCGCCGTAAACCGTGCGATTCGCCGTCGGGCTCGTCGTGAGCGCCGTGAAAATCATCTTGTCGACCTTCGTCGCAAGCCAATCCGAGAGCGCCGTCTTCGCGTCCTGGCGCATGTTGATCTGCGTCTTCTGCTCGTCCATCTTGCCCTGAAGACGGACAGCGTTGCGGAGCTGGTCGATGTGCACGGAGAAGTCGCGGTAAATCAGCGCTTCCTCGTTTCCTTCGAGCATATTGTCGCCCGTGATGCCCGCGCCCGTGAGCGGCATGAGCAGAGGAATGTTGATGCTGTCGCCTTTGTCTTTTTTGAGCTCTTCTTTCACCTGGATGATGGAGCCAGCATCCGTGCCCGTGAACTTGTCGAAAAATGCCTTGTGGATGCCTGCGCTCCACGTTGCTTTCGCCCACGCCTCCTGTACGAGGTTCGGGGCTACCGTAATGGTCGTATTTGCCATGATTCAATTCATCCTTTCGTGATTCGATTCATGGCAGAGGTCAGCCGATGCCGAGCATGAGGTTTTTGTAGCTATCTGGGATTTTGTCCCACGGCGTTTCGCGGAGCATACGAGCGAGCGTTTCGTTCGTGACTGCTCCATCGTCGCCCGAGCTTCCATCTACCTGCCCAGCACGCGGCATGGCCGCTGCCTGTTTCATTTTCGAAGTCGCAGCACCTACAGACCGTTTTTTCTGCGGGTGCTTGCTGTGATACGAGGCTTTCGCCTGCTGGAAATAGTTCTTGACTGCTAAGATTTCCGCTGGGCTCGCGGCGTCACGCTGAATGCGTTCCCACGAACCAGCGATGATCGGCTTCACAGCATCAGGAAGAGCATCGAAATACTCATTGATGGCGTAGCTCTGCACGTCCTTGAAATCCTGTGCGGCCGATTCCTGCTGCACAAACGAGTTGAAATCTGCCACGCTGGCATTGTGGATAGCGACAAGCTGCGCCTGTGCCGCCTGCTGCTGTGCCGCCGCACGCTGGAGACCTGTCATGATGTTATTCTTTGCGATGCCGAGCGCCATCTGGTAGCGCTGCTTCTTCGGGTCATCATCGTCAGAATACTCGAACTCGTCGAGATCGTCCTTCGTCATGCCTGTCATCTGCAACGCGCCTTCCTGCGCGGCCTGCTGGATGAGCTGCATGTTGTCATCCGTCAGCTGGAACGTGGGAGGCTGGGGCTGCTGTACAGGCTGCTGTGCGGTTGGCTGTGCCGACTGCTGCGGCTGTGCCTGCGGAGCGGCGTTGATGTCACCGAAACGTGCCTGATAGCGCTTGAGCTGTTCCTCAAGCTCATTGGTCTTGTCGACCTGCTGCTTGAAGCGTGCGTAAGGGATTTTCTGGTTTGGCTGTTTGAGTGGCGTGTCTACAGGTTTGGTAACGGTGTCCTGAACATCGGTGACTTCCCGCTCTTCTTCCTCGCCTTCCTCCTCGCTTTCGGCCTGTGCCTTTGCCATCGTCTCACGGGCGATGTCCTCGGGGATACCGGAAAGCTCGTCAGGAATCGGCTCTTTCGCCTCTTCCTCGGCCTGCGGTTCTTCCGTCACGGCTTCCTGTGCCTCGGCGCTTTCCTGCGCTTCTTCCTCGGCAAATCTCTGAAGGTCAAATTCTAACATCGTGGTTTCTCCTTTCCAGTTTTACGCCCTGCGGCGAATATCGCCCTTGACGCTGGCGACGCGAAAATATCAAAGAGCTTTCGCTCACTTGACGGCATTGAAAAGCGCGGCGATCATTTCGAGGTTCGAACGCTCGTCGCGTGCGCTCCCGTGGAGTGCGTCTTCGCAAAGTTTCCTGCCTACGCGCACAATGTCGCGGCGGAAGTCCTCGACGCTATCCGTTGGTTCTGGTTTTGCTGTGGTTGCCCTAGGCATATCCTCACCCCCTTACATAGCCGCTGGCGCTGCGCCTGCCATCATGGATTGCGCGGCCGCTTGTGTCATGCCACCGCCCTGCTGCTGGAGCTGTTGCGCCTGCTCTTGACTCGCCTGCTGCTGAATCGCTTGCCCAAGCTGTTGCTGCTGTGCGGCCTGCGCCTGCTGTGCTTGCGCCTGTTGCGCCTGCATCTGCTGAGCGAGCTGCGGGAACATCTGCTGAACCATCATATTGACGGCGTATTGTGCCACCTGTGGATCAATGAGCCCCTGCTTGGCAGCCATCGCGAACTGAATCGGGAGCGGCGCGTCCTTGAAGGCGATACTCTGGTTCATGTTCTGGTTCTTGACCATTTCCAGCTGCATCTGCTGTTCGCCCTGTTGCTGTTGCGCCTGCTGGCGCTGCTGCCAACGTTGCTTGATGTCCTCTTTGTTTGGCAGGTCGGAGAGGTCGATGATGATGTCGAAAATCATATCGCCAGGCACGCCGAGGTTCTTGCACGCGTCCACGAGTCCCCACATCTGCGCTTGTCGCTGTGTCGTGCTCGCTTGCGTATCAGATACGACAATATCGAACTCGCCCTGCGAGAGGTCATTGAGCGTCTTCACGATTGTCATGCCCATGGGGTCTTGCTGGATGACCTGCTGATTGATGTGAAGGAATTGCTGGCCATTCACACCCTCGACGCGGTAAATCTTGTCCTCGGTATAGAACTGCGGGATAATGCCAGCGTGTCCGCGCTTGCCCCAGAGCAAATAGGCAATCTGCTTCTTTGCCTTTCGAAGACGGTCGAACATCGGAGCAATATGCGTGATGGCCTGCTTCTGCTTGAGTTCGATAGCACGACCTGAAGCACTCGCCGGAATGTCTGTCCCCATCAGGGCTTCATTGATGCCAGAAATCGCCGTGAGGTCTTGCGTTGCTTGGCTTTCTGCCTGGATGACAGCGGCAGGAGGGTTCTGTATCTGACGTTCAAGCACCTTTCCCGCCGCCAATGCGCCAGGACGAACCTCGGAGAAATGACCTGGATTATTCCCATGCGCTCGAAAATCCTCTTTCTGCTTCGCGTCCATCGCGTCGGCTTCCATCCATCCGCCGCCGTTCCCGCTCGTGTTGAGGATGTGGAGTGTCTGGATGCGCCGTTTGTTGATCTCGCGCTGCGGGTCTTTGAGATCGCGGACGAAACCCGCCGGTACGTCATCAACCCCGAAGTAATAGCAGGTAATCGGGACAAACGGAAACTCGCCGTGCTGGTACGGTGAATCAATGTCCTCAAGCAGAACGCGGTCGAAGAAGCTCGCTTCCTTGACCTTCGTCACTTTGACGGTCTGCTGACCGATGACGAGCCCCTGCAAGAAGTAATCGAGTTGCATTTCTTCCTGCGGTACGGTCTGCCCGTTCGCGAGCAGGTACAGCGTCTTCTTCTCCTTGACCTTGTACCAACATTCGACGAGGCGCACCTTCTGCAAGTCGCGCTTGTACCATAGCGGATCGTCCGTCTTCTTGCCGCTCGTCTTCTCTGCGGTATCGTAGACTTCGTACTGCGCTTCTATGGCGTCGGCGTGCTCTGGATAGACTTCTTTGAGCTCGTCCTTGTCCACCCATTTCGCACGGCAGATGTATTTCGCGTCGGAAAAATCCGTCTTGTGCGATTCGGGGTCAACATAGATGCCGAACGGGTCTTGCCGACGGACGAATGCCTCGCCGTCCGTGCGTTCCTCGTTGAACTCGTATCCGGCTTCCAGCCAGCCGAGGCCGCCGATGGCCGCGTCCTCGAATGCCTGCGATTCCTCGCTGTCGTAATCGCTTCGGTCGAGCACGTATTTTGTGATTCCCTTGCGGATGGCGCAGATGTCGATGTCGTCCGACGTGCGTGGCAAAAAGTCGATGTCGTAGCGGTTCAATCGCTGATAGCCGGAAAGCACGTTGATGAGCGGCTTGATGCGGTTGATGGTGATAGCCGGCCGCCCGCTGTCTTCGAGCGCTCGCTTGTCCTCGTCCGTCCATTGCTTGCCAGCGACGAAATCATAGTCCTGCTCGGCCTCCTGCCGCCAGATGTCGGCCTTGTCCACGGCTTCCCTGAACCAATGACGGAACTTGCCGATACCCTGCCGTGCGTCAATCTCATCGTCTTTGCTTTGCAAATCGTTGTCTGTCATGAACTCACCTCCTTACACCGCCCACACGCTCGGACGGTCTTCATGCTGATATTTGTCACGCGGCTTCGGCTTCTCGGGGAGTGCCGGCGCCCATGGCCGCGAGAGGCACGCATACACGATCGCGTCCACCGCATGATCTTCGCCGTCCGTGTCGTACGTCTCGGGATTCCTCTGATCGTGCGCGAGCATCGGTAGCGTGCGGATGCTGTGGATGCAGTTGTTGAAGAAGTAAATCGCAGGCTTGTGCGTGCCGTCCTTCTGGCGGTTGCCGATGAGGCGTTGCTTCAAGGCGTTCGCCCCTTCGACGCGGCCTTTCGAGCACTTGCCGAACGTTACGAGGCCGTGCGCGTAGAGCTCGTTGTTGAGCTCCTCCGCAATCGTCGGCCCCGTCACTCCGGTCTTTGCCCAGCACGCGCTGTCGAGCACGCCGTAATCGACGTGCTCCTTCTTTTTCTCTAGCTTGGAAATTCGTTCGCCGACATCCTTCGCGGTCTCGCCCGTGCCGACGTTTGGCTTGCCGCCCCAGCCGTAGAGCTCGCGGTAGCAGTACAAATCGCCGTCGTAATCGACTGCCCACCAGAGGCAGGCGTACGGCCTTGCGCTTCCCCAGTCCATGGAACGAAATCGCATCCAGCCGTCAGGAATGGCGAACGGCTCGACGACGTGCTTCGACTCGCGCCACTCTTTGAAGAATTGCCCGGCCTCGATGCCCCATTCGCCGAGACCGGCTGTCTTGTATCGCTCGGGGTCCGTGCGGCGCATATCGTCAAACATTTCCTTGTCGGTGTCCGACAACCACTCATTGCATTGATAGGTCGTCGTCATAGCGAGCACGTTGTCGTTCGGTGTATCGAAGAAACGTGCCTTCAACCAAGAGGACGATGACCACGGATTGAACGAAATCAGCCATTGGATGTAGTAGCCGTCGGGAAGCTGACCACGCAACGATTCATCAACGCGGTTGAACGAATCCTCGTCCACCTCGTACGCTTCTTCGAGCCAGCCCCAGCAGAGGATGCCGTGCTTGACGGTGATGGATGTGACCTTGATAGGGTCGTCCAATCCACGAAACAGAATGCGTTGCCCCGTCGGCGTGTATTCCAGTTCCAGCGGCGAGACGCGCGCCTGCCACCAAGGCGAGACGCCGAGGCGTTCGATCGCCCATCTTAGCTGTGCAAAGCAGGAATCTTTCAGGCTTGCGCCGGTCTTTCGCACGACGAGCGTGTTCGCGAGCGGATACTGCATCATGCGCACGATGATCTTGAGCGCCGCCGTCGTGGACTTCTTCGACGCGCGGCTGCCCTTACAGACGACGTAGCGTTTCTTCGACGTCCAGAACGCGTCATACCCGCCGCCGACGATTTCCCGCGTCGATAGCTCCCGCGCCTTCATGAGGATTCCCCCAGGTCGTCGCGGATGACGACGGGCTGCACACTCACGTTCGTCTCGACGTGGTTGATGTAGCAACCCTGCATTTTTCCGAGAAGCTCGGCAGCTTTCAGCCGGACGTTCAGTGACGCGGGCTTGCCGTTGCACTCTGCGATTTCACCGCGCAGGACGGATGCGAAAAACTCCTGCTGTTCCTGCGCGTCGGCAATCGTGCTCTTCTCCTTCACGTCGCCAAGCTCTTTGAGACGGTTGGCAACGATAGCATTTGATAGCAATTTTGAAGCGCACACCTGCGCCGCCTTATCTGACTTCGGCTTGTAGCCCGCTTCCTTGTACGCTTCCGTGGCATTGCCGCTCTTGCTGTACGCTTGGCAGAATGCCTCTTGCCGAATGTTCTGTAGCCGTGCCACAATGCCACCTCCTTTTCCTCCCACGCGAAAGCCCCCTGCCTGTTTCGGCAAGGGGCTTCGCTCGTCTTCAGGAGGATTTTCTTGAAAACTCGACGTTATTATCGTACCACATCCCGTTTTTGAAATGTGGTCAAAAAATGGTCAATCTTTGCGAGGACCGCTGAAAATCCTGCCCGTCATGATGTCGCGGAGAACGATCGGGCGCACGGCCTCGAATCCGTGCTCCTTGAAAACGAGGCGCGCTTTCTTGATGGCGCGTTTCAGGCGGCCGAGCGTGTTCTTGTACTCGTCGTGCTCGATGTTGTGTGCGGCGCGTCCTGCCGTCGGGTCTGGGTAATGCTCGCTGTTCCTCATGCCATCACCTCACGAACGCAACGACTTGCGCGGCCTGCTGTCCGAAAAGCATGAGCGCGACTTTGCGCACCGCGCCGTTGATGCGCCGCTTGCACGTCGCCGTACTCCAATGGCGGAGGCGCGTGATGGCATCATAGTTCTTGTTCTCGAAGAAGAACAGCCGGATGGCGTCGCATTCCTCTTCCGGCAAAGCGTCCAGCGCGTTCTTGACCTTTTGGAGCTGCCGCCGCAGTTGCGCGCGCTCGCGGAAAAGCTCCTCATATTGGTCGCGCCGCTCGATGCGCCGGTCTGCCTCTCGCTCGACGCTCGTGAGCTCGCCTTTGCCGCCGCCTTCGCCGAAGACGGGCGAGGAGATGGAGACTGTGCCGAGCTCGACCTCGATGTCGCGCAGGCGGCGCGTCAGATTCTCGACGGCTTCCAGGTAGATGCTGTAGTTGCGCAGGTACTTGCGCGTGAGCTGCAGGTAGTCGTTGTATTCACGTTCCATCGGCCTCACTCCTCTCCTCACGCCCCATCATTTTCTGCACCATGCCGTCTACGGTTTTGCGTTCTTCGGCCGTCAATCTGTAGAACTCCGGCTCGTCTTCCGTGTCCTTCCATGTCAGCGGCTTGCCTTGTTCGCTCTGGCGAATCCATCGGGCGTAGTCCTCGATCTTCTTCGCGCACGTGGCAAAGCTGTCCTTGAATCCCATGCGGCAGGCGTATTTGATGATGTTGCCGCGGCAGAAGGC